TTATCCTTCAGATGGATCAGCAGATGATCTTTATTTTTACACCACAGCAAATAGAATAACAGCAAGTAATTGTTTGAGTGCCAATCAATGGCAACACATTGTGGCACAAAGAGAATCAGGCACCACAAGATTGTTTGTGGATGGTGCACAGGTAGGATCAGACTATTCTGATTCCAACAACTATGCACACACAGAACTAAGAATATGGCACAATTCAATTGGAGCAGAAAATTACACACCACCAGGTTATATTGATGAATTTAGAATATCAGACACAGCAAGATATTCAGGCACATCTTACACAGTGCCCACAGCGGCATTCACACAAGACAACCACACCAAATTATTATTACACGGTGATGGTCCGGTGGGATCAAACGGTAACTTCCACATTGTGGACGACATAGGTGATTTGAGACCATTGGACATACACATACAACCCAACGCACAGGCAGGCACAGCACCCTCAATATCATCAGGTGAAGCAAGAATTGGTGAAACAAGTTTCAGATCATATGACAACGATGGTCATTGTGAATTCGCCACACCATCATTTGGCAGTGCTTACACAATAGAATTTTGGTTCAGAGCAGACAACACCACAGGTGATCAATACATGGCAGGTGTGTGGGGCGGATCACCACATGGTGGATTCACATGGACTGTGTATCTAAATGGAACCACTCTTAGAACTTATGTTTGGGGCGGCAGTTCATATGTTGTGAACAATGTGACAGTTGGGTCCAGCGTGTCAGCAAACACATGGCATCATTTCGCAATCTCATGGGATGGTAGCACATACAGAACATTTTACGACGGCACAATGGGTGCCACAGTGAGTAGCACTACTCCTCCTAATTACGAACAATGGAGCACCACTTGGATAGGCACAGTGGGAGGTACAACAAGCAACTTCTCAGGTTACATAGACGCATATAGAATGAGTAGCGTAGCAAGATACACATCAAACTTTACACCAGTAGAAGATTATCCATTTAGAGGTGATGATGCTGACACTAAAGTATTATTAAACTTTGAAGGCAATAATGGTGAGACCATTACCACAGACGATGTTAGTAGATCAACATGGACAAATGGTTCTTGGGGCACAACCACAGGCAAGTTCAACACAGGATTTTCAATGACATCAGGCACAACAGGTTCTATTCAACTGCCAGGGGGTGTTGAATTTGATGATGGTGAAACAATCACTATAGAATTTTGGTTCCAATCATCTATACTTGGTTCATCAAACAAAAGCACAAAAATATTTGCCACAGCACCAATTGATGATGACAATTACTCCACAGCATCCAGTCAAATCACACTAGAAGTTTGGGAAGACGGTAATCTTTATCTAAACGGTAACCAAAGTGGTCAAGAAGTTAATCTTGGCAATCCAGGCAGTGGAACTTGGCACCACTTTGCCTTACAATACGACGGCACAAACAATATGAGAGTGTGGTTGAACGGCACACACAAAACCAGCAAAAACCACAACATTGGTGCTAAAACTGTTTTGTATTGGGGCAATAGAAAAGCATCGCCAACATTCAGCACAGGCACAAATTATATTGATGAAATAAGAATATCCAGCGTCAACAGATACGCACACAGCACCACAAACTTTACAGCACCAACAACAGCATTCACCAATGATGATGACACACTAGCATTGTTTCATTGTGAAACAACTGATCAAACAGATGATAAAAGTTAGACACAAAAGTGCTTAATAAATAAACAACAAAGGAGAAACATTATGGCATGGCCATCAGGCACAAAAGCACCTACAAGCAATTGCGATGCAGGAACAGATTCAATCAGTTCAGCACGTGCAGATATAAAACAAAACATAGACAATGTGAACACAATCATAGATTTCTATGATGCTTCAGGACCTTACGCAACCAAAGGCGAATATTCCAAACAACAATATTTTGACTTGACTTCATTAACTGATGCGTCTAGTATTGGTTGGGACCTCAGCATCAATCAAGTGGCACAAGTAATCTTAACAGACAACAGGGCACTGGCAAATCCTACAAACAAAGAAGCAGGAGCAACCTATGTGCTGATTGTTAAACAAGACGGATCAGGTAGCAGAACTCTAAGTTATGGCAGTGAGTACAAATTTCCATCAGGCACAGCACCAACACTTTCAACAGGTGCAAATGATGTGGATATTTTATGTTTCGTATCCGACGGTACGAACCTGTACGGAAATGCCATGTTGAATATGTCATAATGCCATTCACAGCACCTTTACTATCAGTTGTGGCAAATCAGTTCGATTGTTTGATTGAGACCACTGGAACCTATGCCAACAGTTCAGGCAGTTCCGCTCAATTTACAAATTTTATGGCAGGTGGTCTTTTCAATGTTATCTCGGACACAAAAAGTATTGTGACACAGGTTTTCAACACATCCACTCGTGATTCAGTGCAACTGACCACATCCGGCACACTAAAAATAACAGTGCTTGAAAATTACACTTACACCAGTTCAAACAGCAGTAACAAATTTGGTCTTACGATGGTTAATCTTGCTTCAGATGGAGATTACTCAGTATCGACACCAAGTTACAATCACACTTTGTTCAATAACAGTTCTCAACAAACAGTGTTGAATGAAACCATAGACAACAGTGCCGGCAGACCAGGATTAGTAGGGTCACTGTTCAAGTCACCAGCAGGCGGATCTTTCTCAACTTCAGGCAGACTATTGATAGGCATTAACAAAACATAATAAATAAACGAGTTATAACAACAAACAAAAAACCTTATAAGGAGAAACAACAATGAGTGCTAGTAACGATTTAGAGAATGCCTTACTTGATCACGTGCTTAGATACGATTCTGCGCCTTTTGTGCCGCAGGGAGATCTGTATCTTGCTTTATTCACAAGTGATGATAGTACAGGTGGTACACTAGAAAATTTAGAACAAGGAATCATAACCAACGAAGTGAGTGGTAACGGATATTCAAGACAAGCAATATCATTTGGTGCCGCTTCAGGTGGAACGTCACAAGGTCCTACAGGATCTGCTGTAACGTTCACAGCATCTGGAGGGTCCTTTGGAACAGTAAGTCACATAGGAATTTGTGACTCTGCAACGCCTTCAGAAGATTCTGCAGGTATTGTTCACATATATTTTGCAGGCGGGTTAACCACTGCAAAACAAGTCGATGACGGTGATTCTTTACAGTTCGCGGTAAATTCTATCTCGATCACAATGTCATAATCTAGGAGGGGACCATGGCAGATATACGCTATGTCCAATCCGGATATGTTGCTGACAGTTACGTCGTTGTACAACACGACGCAGGCAACATTACCATCAACACGACAATTGCCAACAATCGTTCATGGGACGAGATGGGCACATGGGACCATCCGATACAAGGCAATTGGAGTCAGTTCAGTGTTGACACACCTATTGTGGTCACAGGTGGAAGCGTTGGCGAGATAATCACAGCAACCACAACCAGCAGTACAGCAACCGCTATTGCAAACATCACTGAATTAAACATCAGTGCTGACGCAACATTCACGGTTACAGCAGAAGCACAACGTGAAGGTGAAACAATCACAGCATTTGCAACCACTGTGGTATCAGATGCAGAAGTAATTAGAACTGGTGAAAGTAACATTACCAGCACCACAACCACACAATCAGATGCAATCACAGGATTCAGTGAAACTGTAGACATCACAGTCAGCACCACGGTGGCAGACACAGATGGATTGTTTATAACCAAACCAGAATCAAACATTTCTGTATCCAGCAGTTTAACAGCACAGGGTGGTAGAGTAAATCCTGCCACAGTAAACATTGTAGAAACAATCACAACCACAGCGGCAAGTGGTGAATCAGGATTATTGGTTGACCCTGTTACATTGACAACCAACACAACAACTGTGTCAGATGCTGTAACAATTGGTAATGGCGAAAGTGCAATCACAACCACAACCACTGTGGCAGATACAGACACAACATCATTCATTAGTGCATCAGCAAGTTTATCAACATTTACCACAACAGTGTCTGTTGCGGCAGGTTTTGCCTTAGAACCTTTTAGAACCAAGGTGATAGACTCGGAGACACGTATAAATATCTTACAACAGGAAACGCGAAACAGATTGATACCAAGTGAAACAAGAATTCTTAAAGTTACACCAGGTTCAAACACAAGAATAGTAGATCTAGCAGGTCTTATAGATAGGAGAGAAGGTTAATGGCAACACTTACAGGATACAAAACAGACAGAGTCGGAGCATTCATAGAAAAAGATCCTTTTGCACAATTAGATTATTCATTAGATTTTTCCAATTATTTGCCAACAGGAGACACACTATCAACCTTGTCTGTATCTGCAGATTCAGGCATCACTGTGGTGTCATCATCAAACACAGACACAGTGGCAACAGCAATATTATCAGGCGGCACAGCAGGCACAATATACAACGTTGAATTTAGAATCACAACTGCAAACGCATTGTCGGATTCAAGAAATTTTAGAATTAAAGTATTAGAGAGACAAGCATAATGGCAAAGAAAAACATTGATAAAGAATTGGTACACAGATTAGCAATGATACAGTGTACGTATGAAGAGATTGCTGAAGTGGTTGGTTGTTCAGTGACACACATACAAAAACATTTCAAAAACATTATTGCAAAAGGTAAAGAGACTGGTAAGAAAAGTCTTCGTAGAGCACAGTGGGACAAAGCACTCAATGGCGATACGCGGATGCAAATTTTCTTAGGTAAACAATATCTTAGTCAAAGAGACTTGCCAGAAGACAAATCCAACAGCACACCTTTACCTTGGAGTGATGAATAATGGCATTAAGCGAAGCACAAAAAACTGTTTGTACAAATGATTCACGATTCCGTGTAGCAGTGACAGGAAGACGTTTTGGAAAAACGCATTGTGCTTTAAGAGAATTGGCAAGGCACGCGGCAAAAGAAAATCAAAAAGTTCTATATTGTGCTCCGTCCTACAGAATGGCAAAAAGTATAGCGTGGGAAAATTTAAAAGCAAAATTAAAAGAATTACGTTGGGTATCACAAACCAACGAAGCAGAATTAACAATAACATTAAAATCAGGATCTAAAATATTTCTAAAAGGTGCAGAAAACAAAGATGCACTCAGAGGTGCTGGTTATGATTTTATTGTGTTGGATGAATTTCAGGATTTAGATTCAGAATTGTGGACAGCAGTTTTAAGACCAACACTGTCAGATAAAAAAGGTAAAGCAATGTTTATTGGCACACCAAGAGGTGTTGGTTCATTCAGTCATGATATGTACACCATGGCAAAAGAAACAAAAGATTGGTCAGCATTTACTTTTACAACTGTTCAAGGTGGACAGGTTGATCAAGCAGAAATTGAAGAAGCAAAAAGAGATCTTGATGAAAGAACATTTGAACAGGAATACAAAGCAACGTTTAACACATATTCTGGCACAGTGCATTTTTCATTTGACAGAGACAAACACATACAACCAATCACAAACTTTAGCACCAAAGACATACACTGTGGCATGGATTTTAACTATGATCCAATGAGTGTTGCAATCAGTGTGATAGAAAAAGGTGTGGTGTATTTTATAGACGAAATCAACATGTCAGGTTCAAACACAGACGATGTGGTTACAGAATTAAAAAGAAGATATCCAGATTCACATATAAACATATATCCAGATGCCGCAGGCAGACAAAGAAAAACGTCAGCAGGTGGTAGAACAGATATTTCCATATTACAAAACGCAGGATTCAAAGTAAATTACAAATTATCCAATCCTCCTATAAGGGACAGAGTAAATGCTGTAAATAGCAAGTTGAAGAACACAAACGGTTTAATCACAATGTTTATAGATCCAAAATGCAAACAAATAATTAGAAGTATAGAAAGATTAATGTACAAACCAAACACAACTGTGATTGATCAAACTGATGACGTACACATGGCGGATGCAGTGGGTTACTTGATAGATTATTTGTATCCAGTTAAAAAAGAAAACAATGCAAAACAACCTCTACGTTGGGGTTTTTCAGGGAGTGTTAAATAATGGCCGTTATACGAGATAGATTAATAAAAGGTGATGCCAAAAACTATGCCACATACATTGTGGAGGCACACGAAGCATACAAATTGTACATAAACAGATGGCAATTTTTGCAAGATTCATACAATGGTGGATTTGAATATTTTCATGGCAAATACCTAGAACCTTACTACTACGAATCAAGAGACGATTACGAAAAAAGATTAAGAATGGTTGGTTTAGACAACCATGTAAAAAGTGTTGCAAACATTTACAATTCATTTTTATTCAAAAAAGATCCTGTAAGGAATTTAGGCAGTTTAGATACAGATCCAACTGTGCCTAATTTTATGGATGATGCTGACCTAGACGGCAGATCATACAAACAATTTTTAATGGATGTTGCAACTTGGATGCAGGTGTATGGCAATGTATGGATTATTGTTGACAAGGTCAACACAAATGCAATGACACGTGCAGAAGAATTACAACAAAATGTTAGACCATATGTTTCAATGTTTCATCCATTGGATGTGTTGGATTGGGAATACACAAGAGGTCCAAACGGATTTTATGAATTAACATATCTAAAAGTTAAAGAAGAAGTAATACAAAACACACAATACGTTAGAGAATACACACCTACAGAAATCAACATCTACAAAATTAGTGGAGAAGACAGAAAAGGTGAATATGTGATGACATTGCCAAATGAATTAGGCAAAGTACCAGCGGCGTGCTTATATGCACAACGTTCACAAGTGAGAGGAATTGGTGTATCATCTTTAGGAGATACAGCAGATATACAAAAGGAAATTTATGAATTTCATTCAGAGATTGAACAAATTGTAAGATTAACTAATCACCCGTCACTTGTGAAAACAGCAGATACGGAGGCATCAGCGGGTGCAGGTGCAATCATTCAAATGCCACAAAATTTAGACGGCAATTTGAAACCGTTTCTGCTTCAACCAAATGGTTCATCAATTGAATCAGTTCTAAAAGCAATTGAGAAAAAAGTGGATTCAATTGATAGAACGAACCACCTTGCCGGATTGCGGAGCGTTGATAGTAGACGTCTCAGCGGAATTGCAATATCATCTGAGTTTACACAACTGTCTAGCAGATTGGCCACTTTCGCAACACAACTAGAACACGCAGAAGAACAGATATGGAGATTGTATGCACTGTATGAAGGCACAGTGTTTGATGGCACAATTGAATATCCAAGATCATTTTCAATACAAGACAAAGCAAACGATATCAGTCTTTTGAAAATGGCAAAAGATTCAAACATTAACAATCAATTCATCAATGATGAAATAGACAAAAAATTATACAAAACTATTATGGAAGACGAAGCAATGGATATACCAGAGCAACAAGCACAACCATTACAAACTGAAATGACACATCCTCCATTAGAAAATGTTAACGCATTGGTTACACACATGCGTGAAATGATTGAACAAGGTTACACCAACGAACAAATTGTTGAACTGCATCCAGAAATGGCAAAGTTTTTCAATAACACAGATCCAGCAGACAACAACATCTAAATACTAGCATGAAAAAAACCATGCGATGGCAGGTGTTGGAACAATTCATTAAACAACACAATCTTAAAATTGGTGCAGAAATTGGAGTATGGAAAGCACGTACTTCATTATATCTTTTACAACACTGTGATATATTTTTGTATTGCATAGATGTATGGGAAACCACTGTTGGATATGACAAACCCAAATGGGATCATCGTTCAAACGAAAGACACTCAAGACATTTATTAAAACCATTTGCTGACAGATGCAAAATTATAAAAGATTACAGCGAAACAGCATCCAAACAAATTAATGATGCAGAATTAGATTTTGTGTTTATAGATGGTGATCATACCACTAATGGTGTGATAAAAGATATAGAAAGTTTTTGGAACAAGGTAAAAACAAATCATTACATCATGGGACACGATTATGACAGACAAGGCGTAAAAGATGCAGTGCATAAATTTTGTAAAAATCCAGAATTGTTGCCAAACGGAATATGGTGGTTTAAAAAATGGGAATAGGTGACGACATGATGTGGCGTGCAGAAGCATACCACGAATACAAACGCACAGGCAAGAAACAACGACCTTACAGACAAGCAAAAGGTGTTCCACAAGGATTTGCAAAACCTGTGTGGCACAACACACCTTGGTTGGATTTTAATTACGGCGAACCATTTGAAACACACCCCAACAATAACAAACGGTGGTATCACAACAAAACGCCTTACAAACCCAAAACAGCACCTGTTCAATTTAAAGATTCTGAAGAGATGTGGTTCACATTGAATTACAAAAAATTACAACCTTATATCCTGATCAATCCAGATGCAAAAAATTCTATATTTGCAGACAACAAAAAATATTTTAGATGGCAAGCAGTTATAGATGGTCTACAAGATTACAAATTAGTAAGAGCATTGCCTAATCAATTGTTTATAAAAAATGCAAAAGGACAAACAAATTATCCAGGACTATTGAACATACAGTGTCTTACGATACGTGAAACAATGATCTTAATTAAGTACGCACATATGGTTGTGACCACAGAGGGTGCAGTGCATCACATAGCAGGCAATCTTGATGTGCCTTGTGTTGTGTTGTATGGCAGTCATCAAAGTCCCCAGAGAACAGGGTATGAAGGACAAATAAATATTACACGCAAGACACATTGCAATCCAGACGGGTTGGGTTGTCATGTGCCAAAAGGTCCATGCACATATTGTGAACAAGCAATGGACAGTATTGAACCTGAAGAAGTTGTCAAACTAGTAAAGGAAAATTACAATGGCAAAATACAGAAGTAGAACAGTCAAGTTAAATACGCCTTCGAGAGGTGATGTAAAAAAATTTAAAGTGTTTGTGCGAGATAGAAACACAGGCAATGTTAAAAAAATAAATTTTGGTCAAAAGGGCATGACGATCAAAAAAAATAATCCCATAAGACAACGATCATTTCTTGCACGAATGGGTGCAGTACTAAAAAAAGTGCGAGGACAAAAAAATTTATCGCCTGCTTATTGGTCAATGAAAGCATGGCGTTAAACAAAGGAGGAGCAATCATGACAAGAGGAAAAAAGAAAAACAAAATGAACAAAGGCAAAAAAGGCGCTACTAGAGGCAAAAAAAGAAGATAGTATAAATAACAGTAGTACTGCCGTAGGGCAGGGAGTACACTCAACTCATATAAACAGGAGGACATATGGACGCAGAAAATCAAGCGGTAAAATCTCAGGACACTGCACCTGAATCTAAAGAGCAGGCACCCACAGCGGTTCAAGAAGAAACTAATACTCAAACTTTTTCTCAAGATGATCTAGAGAGAATCGTAGGAGAGAGAGTAGCGAGGGAACGTGCCAAATACGATAAAAAGTACAAAGGCATAGACGTTGATCAATACAACACATTGATTGAGAAAGAAGAAAAGGCAAGACAAGCGGATTTGGAAAAAAGAGGCGAGTTTGAAGCAGTTCTTAAAGAACAAGCAGAAAAATTCAATACTAAAATTAACCAATACCAGTCTGAATTGACTTCAATCAAAATTGATGGACAGTTGATGTCTGAGGCATCTAATGCCAAAGCAATCAACCCTACTCAAGTGAGTCAATTGCTTAAACAACAATTGAAACTCAATGAAGCAGGCACAGTTGATGTGATAGACGCAAAAACGGGTCAAGTGCGTTATGATGACAAAGGCGATCCCATACAAGTTAAAGACTTGGTAAAAGAGTTTCTTTCAAGTAACCCGCATTTTGTTAGTGCAGGACCACAAGGTTCAGGCACTGGTAAAGGCGACGCTACTAAAGAATCGTTGGCCAATGATGACATAAACAACCTAAACATGAACATACCTGAGCATCGTGCTAGGTATCGCGAGATCATGAGATCACGCGGAGTAAGTGTTTAAAAATAAAGGAGAAGTATCATGGCAATTACAAATGCAGTAGATACAGGAATAGGAACAGCGTTCTTTAGTAACGTAGTTCAAGCAGGTCTTTTCACATTGAACGAAACTTCAATCATGAGACCTTTAATAAGAAACTATGACATGAGTGGTACAGCGGGACTCACGGCCCAGTTACCAATATACCCCACGGTGGCAGTATCCACTCCGGGTGATGGCGTAGATTTAACTAACGCGGCGTTCGATTTGACAACAACAAAAACGATCACAGCGTCAGAAAAAGGTGTAATGGTAACATTAACTGATTTGATGAAAGAATCATCTTCAGAGGATGTTGCTTCAGCAATAGGTAGACAGATCGGTTCTGCATTAGCAGAAAAGGTTGACACTGATATTGCCGCTTTATTCTCAGGTTTTTCACAAACTGTAGGATCAGGCGCGGCGGAGATCTCAATTGAAGATCTTTTCAAAGCAACGGCCCAACTCCGTACAAATAAAGTGCCATCTGGCCCTTTATACTGTGTGTTACACCCTAAACAAGCGTTCCAAATCAAGAAATTGTTAACAAACGCTGGTTCAACAATCAATCATAACCTATCTGACTTAGGTAATGAAGCATTGAGAAACGGTTTTGTAGGAACACTTGCAGGAATGCAAATCTTTGAATCAACAGTTATATCTGGTGACTCAGCAGGTGCATTCGTAGGTGCGGCATTCCACGGTGACGCTTTAGGTTACATGGTAAAACGTAACTTAAGAGTTGAAAACCAAAGAGACGCTTCAGCAAGAGCAGACGAAATCGTAGGTTCTATGGCGTATGGTGTTGGCGAAATATTTGACACTTATGGTGTTGGTATCGTAGGCGACGCAAACCTATAATAAATATCAGTACATTTTTAATGTGCTCATACATAGAAGGGGCGGAATTCGTTTCGCCCTTTCTTTTTGACTATTGTATAAATAAAACATCAAGCAGAACTTGATAACATAACATTAAATTAACAGGAGGTAGTACCCCTACATGGCAACATTATTAACTATTGCAGACATCCAAGATTACGAACCAGACATCTTAAACTATGGTATTCCTGATTTCGATCAAGAGATTACCAAAGCACAGAATGATGTTTTTCGTGACTTAAGAATAAGATGGTGGCCTACACAACAGATCGGTTTATACGATTTGAAATATCTTGCATCAGGACAAGTTGAACCAGATGAAGATATGTACAATGCCAGTCAACTCACAAGAGTGGCAGTGTATCAGTGTTTAGGTTTTCACGTATACCCAAAATTAGCAAAATTTGACGCAGATCAAGATATCTTTGAAAGAAAGATGGAATTCTATCGTAAAGATTACGAAAGAGAAATGGATCTTGTGTTGAGAGACGGTGTAGAGTATGATCACGATTCTTCAGGCAATATCACGGATGCTGAAAAGGAACCTACTCATTATCTCCGCTTGAAAAGGTAACAAATGAGTAACAGAGAAGATATAGCAAAAAATATCGAAACAGTTTTACAGGACATGACACCTCCTAGACCTGTCCTAGTCACACGCGAACCATTCGACGTAGAAAAATTAGCAATTACACAATTTCCTGCACTACTAATCACAACTGGTAATGAAACCAGAGAAGACAATGTGATGGGTGGCGGCAGGAGAGGTGTTATAGAAATAACGATCCGTGGTTTTGTAAGAGCAGATGGAAGATCAGCACAAATCATCACAGTGGATCAAAAAAGAAATGAATTGATTGAACGTATTGAAGAAACGTTGAATTCAGATAGAACACGCGAACTTGCGGCATCCCAAGCATCAACAACACGTGTTAGAACAGTTGAAATAATTGATCGTACGCCACCCTTGGGAGAGTTTTTGATAACGGCGGACGTGAGATATTCATTTACTAAAGGAGCAGTATAATGGCAAGATACACAACAATATATAGAGGATCTGAAAGACACGTTATAGAATCAGATCGTCTAGACAGATTTCTAGAGGAGGGTTGGACAACTGAAAAAACAACAGTAAAAAAACTCAAGTCGAAGAAAAAACTTCTGCCAAAGGTTGAAATCAAAGCAAAAGCAGAAGTCAACCACAAAACCCCAGATGTAATAGACTCAGAAGAAGACATGAGCGATATTGAATGGGAAATTAACAATCTAAAAGAGGAGACCAACGATGGCAACACTAACAGGTGAAAACGGTAAAGTGATGTTTGGAGATGATTCAGGTGGTGCTTCTACTCAAGTAGCAGAAGTAAGATCTTGGACAATTGAACACACAAAAGACGTTATAGAAGACACACGAATGGGCGACGGTAGCAGAACTTATAAATCAGGACTGAACCAATTTACAGGCACAATGGAGTGCATGTACGACACAGCACAAACAAGTGCTTCTGTATTTGATCCGGCAAACGACGCCGCAATTTCCGTGGAATTTTTTCCAGCGGCAACAGGCGTAAAGTATGTTGGAGACATAATTGTTACTTCAGTTTCTAGAACAGCAAGTTTTGATGATCTAGTCACTGTTTCATGTAGTTTTCAGGGAACTGGCGTACTACACGAAGAAACAATATAATACTGATGATTGGAGGTAAAATATCCAATCTTGATGCGGTCTTCACACGGATCCAAAGGCAACTAGGAAAAGTGTCAGACCGCGTCGCAGAAAGAATTTTTCAAGAGGTGAAAATACACACACCTATTGATAAAGGCAGAGCAAGACGAGGTTGGAAAAAGAAGGTGGGTAGAAATCCATCTGCTGGAAACTTTGTTCAAAAAGAACACAGAATCACCAATCGCGTGCCTTACATTGGTCTGCTGGAACGAGGGCGTAGTCGACAACGGCCTAATGGTATAGTAAGGCCAACCATTAAGGCATTTAAAACAAAAGGAAAAATATAATGACTAAAGTCTTAGAAAATATTAAAGGTCACTTCAAACAAAAGTTGAACGGTGAACTTTTAAAACTTACAGTTGATGAATGGAAAACTGATATCTATTACAAACCAGTTTATTCGTTCGCTGTAGAATCTAAAATTATAGATTTACAAGCACAAGGCAAAACAGTAGAAGCACTGGTTGAGTCTGTGATCAACAAAGCACTAACACCAGATGGCAAACCTATGTTTCATAAGTTTGACAAAGTAACATTAATGAATGAAGCAGATCCTTCAACGTTAATCAAGGTAGCAAGTGCTTTAAATAATGCAACATCCGAATACAAACAGGAGGATGTCGAAAAAAACTAAGAGAGGACACAGAACTATTTCTGTTGATGCACATAGCAAAAGAACTAGGTAAGTCAATAGAAGAAGTCATGCAGTTCAGTGTCCTAGAGATCCAATTATGGGCCTCATATTTTAAAATACAGCATGACAACGCTAAAAAAGGAATGAACCATGGCGGAGCAAGTAAGACTAGAACTAGTCGTCGTTGATAAAACAGGGGCGGCATTAGGTAAAGCAAAAGGTAATGTAGAAGGACTTAACAAAAGTCTTGGACGTACTAGAAGTTTGGCAAAACTTGCCGCAGGTGCGTTGATTGCCATTGGAACTGCTGGAGTAGTCAGAGGACTTGTAAACACCATTAGAACCTTTGAAGATTTAAGAGCAACACTTGTCACTGTGGAAGGTTCAGTACAGGCGGCAGGTAAATCATTTAACCTAATCAAAGAATTCACAGCAGGCACAACTTTCCAATTGGATGAAGTGACCAATGCGTTTATAACATTTAGAAACGCAGGTCTTGTGCCAACTGAACAGTTCATGTTGAACATAGGTAACATTGCCGCTGGTATGGGTCGTAGACTGGACGATGTTGCCAAAGCAGTATTCAATGCCACTACTGGTGAATTTGAAATGCTTAAACAACTTGGTATCAAGGTTAAAACTGAAAGTGACAAGTTAAAAGTTATATTCAGAGGTACTACAACAGAAATAAGAAACAATGGTATAGACATTGTAAATCTTGTAGAAGAAATTGGTGCAAAAGAATTTAAAGGCGGTATTGAACGTAGTGCCAAAACACTTTCAGGTGCATTTTCTAATTTACAAGATGCTGTTGCCATTGCGGCAGATGAAGTGGGTGAAGGCGGATTAACTGCCGCACTATCAGAAGTCACAAGAGAAATTACAAAGACAACTTTAGGCACGGCAAATTTAGCAAACCAAATAGGATCAGCATTGGGTAATGCAATACTATTTGTAAAAGATAATTTTACATTGTTAAAAAATGCAATTAAAGTGTTAGCACTAGGACTTTTTGTCAAGCAAGTTTATGCGTTAAGAATTGCATTGTTAGGCACAGGCACAGTTCTTAAAGGTCTGACAGCGGCAGTTGCCGCATCAAGAGTAGTGTTTATGAAACACCCTCTATTCTTCCTTGCCACAGTTGCAGTAGGTGGTATCATTTTATTCAAAGATCAATTACAAAAATTGGGTGAAAAGTTTGGTTTTTTAACTCCCAAAGTAGAAGAAAGCGCCAAAGCAACTGAAGACTTCATGCATGAAATGAGTGAAGTGCCAACTGTGTCAGCAGAAGCAAGTATGGCACAAAAAGAATTAGAACAACAACAAGAAGCAGTGGCAAGTGCTACAAAAAAAGTTACAGACAAATTACATAATTCTATAAGAGCACTTGAGGCAAATGCCATTGCCAATTTAGAAGATGCTGAAATATACAAATTGAAACATGGCGTATTGAAAGACATGACTGCTGAACAAGAAAAAGAAATACGTCAATTGATTCGTAAAGAACAAGAATTGAAAAAAGTTGCGGCGGCAGAAAAAGCGTTACCATCAATTATGAAAAAAGTAGGCGGTGATGTGTTTGAATCTCCTGAAGTTGTTGCGATGCAGAAAGAAGTTGCTCATTTAGAAATATTAAGAAATAAGAAGAAAATTAGTGAACAACAATATCAAACATCAATTACAAAAATAAGAGAAGATGCCGCAAGAGCAGAAGCAAATAGAAGAGACAGAGAACAAAGTGATGTTATAGATTTAATAAAACAAGGCAAAGCAAAAGAAATAGACATTGAAGTTGCATTTGGCAAA